CCCAGTGAATCACTTACCGGTTTACTGTGGTTACGTGTGGCCTTGCTATGTGGCCCCACTCCAGTCTCTTTCTAGATGGATAATATACGTCTGATAGAGATCACCATAGGTAGAATACTCTTCCTGGCTGACCACCAGTTAGAGGGGCCGCCTATGGGGATTAGCTCATGGTGGTGAAGACCACTCAGGTTAAGGATCGACGGTTGCTGTAATGGCTTTGCAGGGTGATGAGCCCTGACCGAAGGATCTGTATCCTGCCCGACCCAAAACTTGGTTTGGCCTCACGGCCGCCACTGACTACGCTTTATGATTATTACATCATGAAAACTTCATCACATGGACGGGTAAGTGGTAACAATCGTTGGATCCTTAAGCGCGAGCTTAAGTTCTTCATGATGTTACCAGTCTGGCTGATGGGGATCCGTGGTCTTTGGGCAGAGTGCTTCGCCCCTCTAGTAGATCGTCTGTTGATCCTGTGGACCAAGAACGGTAGCCTTTGGCTTACTCAGTATTTGGCCGAGGTATCTCGGATGATTGTACTATGGGTGAATGCTACACCGTATAAGTATCGAAACGGTACTGTACGAGTGCGGGCAACTCGATCAGGTATCCCGGTTATCCTACCAGCTCCCTTGCGAAAGTACTTCTTCCTCTTACGAGGAGAGGACCACGCACTGGGGCTATTGGTTATCCGGGTGACTTTGACCGTGCTATCCGTTTATCGTGTCCTCGGCTGCTCACCAAGCCTGAAGTTAGACACCATCACTGGTGCCTTCTCAGGTATGGAAGCGACACTGTCTGTTTGGGAAGTGACTCAAGCTGTAGGTACACTACCACGGATGTTAGTACTGGGACGACTCTCATGGAAGTTCTTCAATGAGAGTGTCGGTCCTAACTTCAAGAAATCCACTTGGTCTGCTGGCCTGGACGCTGTATCATTCATGTTAGATCCACTCACGTGGTATAACTGGATGGTCATCGCCTGGGCTCAGAACCGCTGGATCCTCTTATGGAATGTACTCACGGTGGTCTCAACCCTCCCGTTAGTGCCCTTATTACTGTTAGTCAAGAAGTTCCCTGGTTACCTTGGGCGCCTGGCATTACTTTATGAGGCTCGAGGGAAAGTCCGGGTTGTCGCAATTACCGACTGGTGGACGCAGGTTCTCCTGCGACCCCTCCATGACGGGTTGTTTGACATCCTTAAGACCATTCCTCAGGATGGAACCTTCGATCAGATGGCTCCAGTCCGTCGCCTCATGAGTTATGTCCGGGCCTCCGGTGCTCCAGTGTTCTCCTATGATCTTTCAGCAGCTACCGATAGATTAC